AAGAGAGGAGATTAGAAATACAGCGGAGTTTTATACGGAACGAATGATAGATTATATTACTCATAACACATCTAGTTTTCCAGAATATTCAACTAATACAGGAAGTGATGTTACTCCTAATAAAAACGCATACTATTCAGGAATGAATTTAGAGAGAGGCAAAAGGAGAGGAGGAGAAATTACTTTAGATGATTTTTTGCCTCCTAGCTAATGAAAAATAATTACAAACCGAAAGCAAAGAACGAGATTGCTTTGAAAACATATATAAAAGATGCCACTAAAAAGAGTAACAACAGAGATAACGGAGGTAGTCACAATAAACGCATCCGTTCTAGGAATAACAACATTTGCTGATTTTGAGCTTGTCTTAAAATTATTATTATTAGTTTTGTCTATCGGTTATACTATTGCAAGGTGGCGTACTCATTGCAGAAATAGAAAATGAAATCATATAAAAACTTTAATAGTTCTGAATTTGATTCTCCTGACTTAAAAGGAAGTGGAGAGAATATGAAAGATGAATTTATGACTCCATTACAGGAAGCTCGTGTTATAGCAGGTATTCCTTTCCGTATTACTTCAGGATTCAGAACACAAGAATATCATGATGATTTAGGAAGGCGCGGCTACAAAACGAGCAAAGGTAGGTCAGCTCATCAAGATGGATATGCGGCTGATATTTCCTGTAAAGATAGTAAAAAAAGATGGTTGATTGTAAATGCTTTATTATTTGCTGGATTTAATAGAATTGGAATAGCATCAACCTTCATACATGTGGATAACAGTCCGAAAAAGACACCTAATTGTGTTTGGACTTATTAATATTAATCAAAAATAATTAAAATGAAAAATTGGCTCATCAAACAAATGTTTTCAAGTAAAAAGTTTTGGTACGCTGTTGGTTCTGTAGTTATACCAGCAATTGTATCATATTTAGGAGTATCACCAGAAACAGCACAAGAAATTTTTTATGCAGCTTTGACACTGATAATCGGTCAAGGAATTGCAGATATAAAAAAGTAAATGAAGGACAACCGATATAGGTTGAAACCTCACGAAATACATGTTTTAGAGAATATGCGCAAGCAGGAGGTTCGGAATGTCCTTGTCATTGGGGATTTACACGAACCTTTCTGTTTGGATGCATATTTGAACTTTTGTTACAACGCATATCTAAAATATAATTGTAATCAAGTAATCTTTATTGGAGATATAATAGACAATCATTATTCTAGTTATCACGAAACAAATCCAGATGGATTAAGTGGAGGAAACGAATTAGAACTAGCTATTAAGAAAATATCTAAATGGTATAAAACTTTTAGTGATGCTATTGTAATTTTGGGGAATCATGATAGGATGGTTATGCGAAAAGCACAAACTTCTGATATTCCTAAAAAATGGATTAAGAGTTACAAAGAAGTTTTGGAAGTACCTAATTGGGAATTTATGGAAAGATATGTTCAAGATGGAGTTCAATATATACACGGCGAAGGAGGAACAGCAAGAACCAAATGTCGTGCCGATATGATGAACACAGTACAAGGACATTTACATACTCAATGTTATACCGAGCACTATGTCGGACAGAATTATAGAGTATTTGGTACGCAAACCGGATGTGGAATTGACCACGAAAGTTACGCAATGGCGTATGCTAAATATGGCAAAAAGCCTGCGATAGGAGCTGTAGTCGTAGCAAATAATGGAACATTACCTATAAATCTTTTAATGGAATTATGAGAAAGGAAGATTTACAAATATTTGCCATTTATCTATTGATTATAATATTAGTCATATATTTTAATCTATAACACCCCCCTATTCATTTTAAGACACTTTTACCAATAGTTAATATATTAATATTATATGAGCCTAGAATGTCTTAAATGCTCTTATATTAATTAGTATTAAATTGTTAATAACTTTACAAAAAAGTTGTTAAAGATTATGCTATGTCGGTTTTATTGATTATATTTACAATGTAAAACAAAAAAATGAATAAAAGCATATATAAATCACGATTGAGAAAGCTAATCAATAAGTGTGGTGTGAGAACCTTAAAAAATCAATTTCGTGTTTTGACGGTTGCAACCGAATACAAATACAGGATTATATATAACATAAAATATAAATAACTAGAATATTAATTTAAAACAAAAACAATGACAACAAATTATCAAATCGGGCAACAAGTTAAATTCTCCACAACAATTTTCGGGGAGAAAAGAACAAAAACAAATATAATAAAATTTATTGAAAAAATAGATGGGAAAACAATTTATTTTATAGGTGGAGTTGGACAATCGTTATTTGAAAGAGAATTAAAAGGAAAAGAGGACTGTTTCATGGTGCCAGAAAAAAACATTATTAATCCTG